AACTACCGCGTACTGTTAAGAATCGCTGGGGAAGAATACAGCCCAAAAGTCACAGCTACTTATTCCCTGGAACCAAAGAGCGCTCCAAGCTCTCCAAGCCGGCAAACTGAGCAGATGGTGATTAGACGGGTGAGCGCACAGCAAGAGCTGGAACTTATGGCATCAGCTATTAACCGGCTATCTGATCTCAACCTATCACAGATTTTGATTGAGCGATATTGCCGAGTACGATTTAGACAAGACAAGGCTATTTATCCAAGTCTGGGATATTCGGAAAGTGAATACTATAGATTGCTAGATCGGGCTTTATTAGAATTCGCAGAAGCCTATAAAGCTGGGGAATTGCTTGAATACAGATTTCTGGGAGATAAATGAAAGAAAGTTGACAGTAAAAGCGCTGTATTGAGTGGTATTATAGTATTATCCAATGAAGTAGGAAGGACCTGCGCCATTTGGTTGTCTCCTTATAGTAGGTTGCTGGGTAACTCAACGGTTAGAGTAACGGACTTTTCACCCGTATAATGTAGGTTCGATTCCTGCCCCAGCTATAAAAAGCACCACCAAAAACAAAAAATGAAAGTGACCGATGATGTAAGTTTGGTGCTACTTACTAGGCCCCTTGAAATATTTTGTCAACGAGGACAAAGTAGACCATATAACCCGAGAAGCGCGCATCGTTAAG